TGTGCACACACCGGACAATCTAAAAGAACTCGAAGCTTATATAGCTAAATTTTCAGGCTCTGAAGCAATCGTTGCCTTCACTTGCGCTTACATGGCATGGAACTTAGCTGCAAAACTTACTAACCCACAGGACCGCGAATCATGAACACTTATGAAACATATGTTACGGGTGTCACAGGACGGCGTCTAACAATACAAGCCGAAAACCAAAAAACTGCTGAAATCGAAGCACTGCGAGAGTTCACAGCCTTAGTAGGTGCAGAAAGCAACGTTGAAATCATCGACATTACAAGGATCGATGATGACAAGGACGAATCATGAACAAAATAATCGAACAAGACACCATCTACTACACCAAAGTAACCAACGGGATGTATTCACTTGAAGAACATCCCATCAACCCAACCACACAAGCTGAAGCTGATGCTATTTATGACGACTTAAGTTCGTACCTATCGCCAGAAAGTGTCCATTCCGATGGCGAAGCATCAGAAAGCGAAGCTGAAGACCACATTAACTTCTACATGCGCAAAGCAATACAAGTAGAGCGTCGTGGTTTTCTTCCATCTAACGACAGTGATGCCTGGGAAGCAGGTACGCGACCCAGTACTCAAGGATATTACTCATGGGACATGATGAAGTTTTAGAAGCCTGCAACAAACACCGAGAAATTCACGAAGGCATTGGCTTATCTGACGAACTAGTAAACATCGTAACCTTCGCCTACCAGCAAGGTTTTTGCGAATCCTTAAGGCAATCATTAGCCAAGAAAACCTTAGTTAAAGAGGACGAACCATGAAAATTAACAAAGCACAACAGACCTCCCTTAAACGTGTCTGGACAAGAAACAACCAAGGCATGAGCTACTTAGCATTCCGTAGAACAGTATGCAGCGGCTCTAACTGCGCAATGGTGCGGTGGTCTGGCATGTGGTTAGGCATCGAACCCGACGGATACACACACTCATGAACTATCAATTAGAGCTGTTTCAAACTGTCCATTGTTTAATCTGCGACGAATTATTTACCGAAAATATTGACCAACCAGCAATCGAAAAATGCTTGTACTGCGGCAATGCAGACAAACAACGAACGCATTACTTGGAGAATTACAAACCATGAACCGTATGCCATGCAGCATAACCGACGGACCACAGTACGATGACAACGAACTGTTTCCACCGAAACCTAAACCCAACCCTGACTATGAACGCGACATGCTGCTTGATAAAAAGTTTGCGCTAAATATAGGTCTTGGACCACTCATCACGCCCTTTGAAGGAGAACGACATGAATAGATCTTGGATTGTGTGCTGGCACGACAGCCACTCAAATACTGACTTCTGGGAAGTTTTTGATTCACGCTCAGAAGCCCATCTCTGCTACAACAATATTGTAGAAGATTGTTATGTTGCAGCTATTACAAGCGTCATTGAGTCTACTGATTACGAGCCTCTTTTAAATGTTGCTAGCAATAATACTTGAGCTAATATATTAGCTAAGGTACTATTTAAGGATGTTAATTTACTAGGAAGGTAGCAATGAGTTTAAACACCGTAACACCAGCCGAATGGGATAAAGCCAGCCATAACTCCCCAAAAAACTATGTCGAACCGTATGACATTCAATCTGACCCAGTCAATAAACCAAAACACTATAACACGGGTGCAATTGAATGCATTGACTACCTAAAAGACAGCTTAGGTGACGGGTTCGATGCTTACCTTGAAGGATCAATTAAAAAGTATCTTCACAGGTTCCAATATAAAAACAAACCCGTAGAAGATCTTCGCAAAGCCCGATGGTACTTAGACCGTTTGATCACTGAGCAACTAACTAAATATCCTGAATGAACACTATATTCACGGATATTACCGCAGCCATTGAGGAAGCTCATTTCATTCAACATGACTTAAACAAAACTGCATACATGGTAGTAGATCAGCAAAACAATCTACATGTCGTAACAGACACACAGTATGCAGCCCCCACCTGGGCAACGTTTAGAGTCATCGAAACATTTCACCGAGGAGGGTGCAATGAACACAAAAGAGTATTTCGACCAGTTAAAAAACCTAGATGAAGACAGGGTAAACCCTGAGTTCCATACATACACAACTGTATGGATGAAGTCTCGTATGCCTGAAGCATACAAAGAACTTGTATCTCGTTACAAAACCCTTGAAAACGAAATCTACGCACAACACGAATGCAATGGAGCGCCATTTTAATGTCAATAGGTATGTCGAACGTCAACAAATTTGCACGTAAAAAAATTCAGCAACATATCAATACCTACCTACAAGAAGGTGGGCAAATCACTTACTTGCCTACAGGTGTAGCTAGGCCAGACAAAAAATCTTTTAACAGTCACACCACCACAACCCAAAAACAAATTGATCAGAAGAGGAATGCTAATGCTAGTAACCCTCGACTTTGAAACATACTTCGACACTAAAGTGTCTCTGACTAAACTCACCACAATGGACTATGTCCGTCACGAGAAGTTCAAAGTATGGGGCGTTGGCATCAAGATCGATCATGATAAAACAGAATGGTACGGCGAAGACGAAGCAGAAGCCGCGATTCATGACATCGATTGGAGCGACGCGACCCTCATATGCCACAACACCCCCTTTGATGGCTATATATTGACCAGGTACTACGGTGTAATACCTAAATTCTATGTAGACACAGCGTCTATGGCGCGCGCCTTAGCGCCAGGCCAGTCGGCCCGTCTAAAAGACTGCGCTATACGTGAATTCCCAGATGATGAAACTATGCGTAAAGGCGAAGAGCTCATCGATGCAAAAGGTATCTATGACTTAGACCCCGAAACAGAAGCAGCACTAGGTGGTTATTGCATACAAGATGTAGACCTTACCTATGCTTTATATAGAAAAATGATCAACAAAATGCCACTCACTGAGCTAGAGCTCATCGACATGACGTGTCGCATGTTCTGCGAACCAAAACTAACCGCGAACCTCGAAGTTCTAACCAAGTTTCGTGATGAACAAATCTACAACAGTGAAGCAGCAATAGCTGCAGCAGGTATTGATCGCAAAGTGCTCAGTTCAAACCAACAGTTTGCTGAGTACATCGAGCTAGAACTTGGTCTTGTACCACCCACTAAAAGAAGCCCAACTACTGGCAAAAATATACCTGCACTAGGTAAAAGTGACAAAGCTTATACCCAGCTACAAAACATGTACCCACAATTTAAGCATGTATGGGATGCAAGACGCGCAGTCAAAAGCCGTATCAATGAGACTAGAGCACAACGTTTCATAGATGCTAGGCACGAGGATGGCACAATCAGTGTGCCACTGCGCTATTACGCTGCACATACAGGCCGCTTTGGCGGCACTGAAAAAATTAACATGCAGAATATGCCACGTAAGTCTCCGTTACGCACAGCATTAGAAGCCCCTGAAGGTAAATTAGTCTTTGTTGCTGACTTATCAAACATCGAAGCACGCATGCTAGCCTGGTTAGCGGATGAACAAGACTTGCTGCAGCAATTTAGAAACGGCGACGATATTTATAGCAACCTTGGATCTGTCATCTATGGGTATCCCATAAATAAAAATGATCATCCGCTTGAACGTTTTGTAGGTAAGACTGCAGTGTTAGGTCTTGGCTACGGCATGGGTGCCAAGAAGTTCCAATCAACGTTAGAAACAGGAGCGATGGGTCCACCCATGAAGTTCAGCGACACAGAAGCAATAAACGTTGTTAATACATACCGCAGTACATACCCAGGTATACAAGATTTATGGACCAAATTAGAACTCAAACTTATTAACACCATCAACTGTAACTACCACGAAGCTTGGCGGTGTTTAAGTTTTAACAATAAAAAAATTGGCTTACCTAATGGGTTAGCCCTTCACTACAACGATCTAAAATATAAAGGAGGACAATTAACTTATACATCCCGTAACGAAGAACAAACGTGGGGAGGGCGCATCACAGAAAACGTAGTACAAGCCCTATCCAGACTTATCGTTACAGACGCGATGTTACGTATCCAATCGGATAAAGATCTCGACGCTGACGTCGTTTTAACAGTACACGATGAGATCGTTTTAATTAGCCAAGCTAATAATCCAGATGTTACAATGGCGAAGCTTATTAAACACATGTGTGTCCCTCCAGCTTGGGCACCAGACCTTCCTCTTGATGCCGAGGGAGGCTACGACAAAGGGTATAGCAAATAATTAGATGTCTAGATTAGTGCTAACACGGAAGATTAATGAAAAAATCATCATCCACAACGATGATGACGGCGTTTTGGCGACATTAAAAGTGTCAAAGGTTGACAGGAACCAAGTTCGTTTAACATTTGAAGCTGGTAACGAGATCAGGATTGATCGACAAGAGATATTCGACAAAAACGCTCCTACTAAATAAATAATACCTATGGTATTATTGTCAGCTCTGTAGGAGGAGCCATGCAATTAACGTTTTTAGAAGCCGCAAACGGACAACGGCTTAGCAAAAGACACTGTCCAAAAAATGGATTTACACCATACCCCCATGTAAAAAGCGTCACATCTCACGAACATAACATACCTTTAGATAATACTGGCCTAGCCATGTTAGAACGCCTCATCCTCGATGAAGGCAACAAAGGGTACTGCTTATTAAAAGGTGACTTAAAACGACCATTAACCAACGAATCGCGAGCAGGTAAAACGAACCGCGTTGCATACTCCAATCTGCTTGTACTTGATATTGATGGCATTACATTGCCAGACCATACAAATCTTAAAACCTATGACGCAATAGCTGTCAGTAAACTTGCAAAAACTGTATTACGTGAACTGCCACCGGCATTACAAGACTGCAGTTTTATTGCACAAGCATCATCAAGCTTAGGTCTTAAAGGAGACAAAGTATCTTTACATATATTTATGCTTTTAGAACACGCTATGCCTGCAAAAGCAGTCAAACTGTGGCTACAAGCAGCTAATTTTGAATCAAAACTATTTGCATCTCAACTAGGACTATCCTCTAACGGACATTCTCTTAAGTTCCCACTAGATGCTAGCGTAGCAGACAATTCAAAACTCATCTTCATTGCCCCTCCTACCTTTGAAGACGGAACCCACGACCCTTTCAGTTCCCCTGCTGATCGGGTCGTGCGTGTTTCCGGTATTACAGAAACACTAGACCTTGCTTCTTTAATGAGCGATATCAGCCCTGAAGTAGTGCATCAAAAGAGTAATGCACACAAAAACAAGCTGCGTGTACAACGCGGCTTTAACGCTAAAAAAGAACGACTAACTATCGCGACTGTCGATAACAAGTCAGAAGAAATTTTAGAAAACCCAGACAGGATGTCTATCCAGATTACTGACGATACGAACCCTCCGTACATACGGTGTAATGTCAATGGTGGAGACAGTAACGCTTACTACTTTAAGCTCGAAGACCCAACGTATATGTTTAACTTTAAAGGCGAACCTATCTGGTCTATCGAGAAAGCAGATCCTGACTTCTATAAAACGCTGTTTGATCATTACCAAGAAGAAATGGAAAAAGAAGGTCGAGCTACTTTCCCAGTTGTACTGAGAGACTACGATACAGACACGCATTACAACGGTATTTTTGATCCAAATCTTAATCAATTTACCGAACAGTTCCCGTTAGTACCTTGTGCAGCATCAAGTATCGAAGGGTTCATGCGATCACACGGTCGCAGCAAACCTGATTTTATTCCAGATGGTAAGGTTGTTTTTGATCCAGCATCAAAGTCAGATTCAGTTAACCTTACTAATGTTCCGTATTACATCAACATGTTCCGCAAGACAGAATACATGTTAGATCGTGCATACCACGAACAACTAAGCATGGGTGACGCACATAAAATCGCGAGCTCTTGCCCTTTAATCTACAAACTATTAACACACATACTTGGCGGACAAAGCCTTGAAGTTGAGCACTTTACTAACTGGTTAG